CCCTCCCATGTCAAGATGTAACATGAACCGCTCATAAGTAGACAGCAGTAAATAACAAACAAGCTGGTGTACCCAAAGATTTTTGAAACCAGGAATATTTTTGATCTCATTATCAAGTTCCTCTAGCAGTTCTTGGCGTGAAAGCTTTTTAAGCCATTCATGGCTATCCATGGGCCGTTTAAGGAACGCCTTCACTATACGTGGATTGATCAAGTCTGAGTATCTTTAAGGAACTGAATTACATCCCAATAAAAGGACATTGCAGCCGAGACATTTTTAGCTTCATAAGCTTGGGCAAACTTAATAGCGAAATTGGCGTCATCGGCATGATCAAGGATGAACCTGAGATGTGCTGCTGCTTCCTCATATGAACATTTCATACGATCGGAAAGAGCATACGGTAGATCCCCGTTAATCCCCATCGGAGACCCGTTTACAAAACAGGTTGCTGTAGGGGATGCCCCCGTCTGGGAGCATGTTTTTGGTAATTACGTCTTCACAATCTTCCATTGTTTCATATACGTCAATACCCACCCTGCTTTCACAGTTCTTGGGTTCATTGACTATAATGCCCGCTCCATTACAGGCTGTATGGATCATCAATAGATATACGTACATCTTAGCCTCAATGAGGTTTGATTATCTTTGATTTTTCTTGCTCCATTAAGCCTTTTATATGTGCTCGTTGCATAACAGCATAGAAATCATGTGGTGGCATAGGGAACCTACCTGCGTCCTGAAAGGTCAGGGTAGTGCCTCCCTGTTCATTTTCATGACCAAAGATGCATATGACAATACAGCTCTCGGCCCCTGTGCGCCGCTCAATGCGTTTGGCCTCTTTGGTCATCTTGACGATCATTTCAGCCTTTTCACGGGCTGTCATTGGGTCGTTCATTGTAATTCCCTTCTTATCTTAACTAGTTCACGCTGAAGTACCTTTTTCTGCTTATCAATAGATCTAATTCCAGAACTAATACCTGCAATTTTGTTTCTAGCACGTAATTGTCGTAATTCGTGAAGCCACCATGATCTTAAATTAACATAGGCTTGTGGTCGTGTGTGTTTCTTAAGGCGTAACCTCATGATATGTTACCTTATTATTGTTTAGTGGTGGGCTCGGTGATACAAGCCAACCAAGAAACAACCCCAGAAGCAAGGATATGATAACTGTTTTTCCAAAGTGCTCTTCAAGCATTGTCTTCCTCCTGTGGTAGTTGTTTGAAGTAGTCATTAGACATCAGGATGCTGTCAACCACGAAAGTGCCCATGGTGTAGTTCTGGCTAATGACTAAGCTTATTTTATCTTCATCATTGCGGCCACCAGAAACGTAGAGGCGGGCTAAACCCATTTTGTGCTCAGCCTCGGTCTGGTTATAGGTGATGACGCAATCAGCATGCGCAATCTTGCTCCAGGCCTCAGCAACCATCCCACTAGTCACATTTTTGGCTTTCTCAGAAGTACGATTACCTTGGCTTACTATGGCCCCTGCTAGGTTCCGTGAAACAAAAATGCCTCTGAGCTCCTTATATACCTGATCAATTTCAAGCCTCATGTTTGAGGCATCCAGCTTCATGAGATCAGGATAATCCACGATAAGTAAATCAGGAATAAACCGTTCATTACTCTCCAAGCCGTCGAGATAGGACTCAAGTTGTCTAACTGTGAGAGTACCAGTAGGGAACTGTTTAACAAAAATGTTATGCAGATACCTTTGGCCCAAATCATTGATACGTTTTTCCAGCTTAGATCGAATCTTCGGGTCATCCATCGATAGCTTAGGTATAACCTCTTTTTCATCAAAACCTACCATGCGACCTAAGGAGTCGCGTTCGAATTTCGTTATGATGCGCTTTTCCTTGCGTTTTGACATCGCAAAAAATGCTTGCATGTAGCGTTGTGCGCACCGTTCTTGTGACATTTCCAGCGTGATATGCGCTACTTTCAGCCGGTGTATAACGGCCATTTTAGCTAGTTGGATAAGCATCCATGTCTTACCGCGTTTCGCCGCAGCGATATAGAGCCACAACTCTTTGCGCGTTGGGCCAAAACCGCGTTTGTCGAGTTCGGGGATGCCGGTGGGGAAGGAATAGGATTGCTGGTCTAGAAAATCTAGGACCCTGTCCTTGTTACTTAGTCGCAATCCGGCGTCAAAGACAGAGACTTGTTGAGATCTTGCTTGCCCAAGTAAACGCTCGGCTTCATCAAGACTCTCGTCTGTATCCTGCTGGAGAGCCTTACCGAGATCAATAGCAATAGACCGAAATGACTGCCGCTTAATGTAAGTGGCTAACTGGCTCATGATGTAGTCAGAGTTTGCGTTCTCCTTCTGATCATGAATGCCTAGCAGTATATCCTTGTATAGGCTGGACTCACGGGGGTTCTTCTTACTTTCAATTTTGTCAGCCATCAGATCAGCAATGTGATCCTTAGGGGCCTTCTTGAACCTGTCTATGTACTCATAGACGCGCCGTGATATCTCAGCATAAGGCCCACCCCAAAACTCAGGAGGAACAAGATTGCGTATGGTAATGCAATTCTTGTCATCATAAGTCAGGAGTGTAATGAAGTTTTCTTGTAGGGCACTAAGACTTAATGTCATACAGGGCGAGGCGAGCTATCTCGCCTACTCCGATGATCACATGCCGCATGCAGTGTGCGCTAACGGAATCAAGGGAGATCCCGCCAGCCTCCAGTAGTGCTCTGGCTTTTTTCAGGTCAGGCTCCGGGAAGACCTCAAGTGGGTAGGATTGGCTCCATACATAAATCCGGTGAAGCGCATCTTCAAGATGCTCAGTGCGATCCTCAAGTTGCCCAATGCGCTCTTCGGGTGTCATTTTCTCCCCCTACAAGAAACACGGACTTGGTTGGCATACGGTGCAGCCACAGATTGTGCCTTTTGCATGCACTCTGCTTGGCTTTCAGCGAATACCGGGATTTTGACTATGCCGCTGAATGGGCAGGACGAGTTGACGACGATGCAGGATATCAGAACAAAGAAGTTATGCATCTTGTTTTTCCTTTGGTTTACTACGCCACTCTAAGCGTATGACTTCTACGTAATCACAGGCTGTGCTGTATTTGAAACCTAGATCGCGGGTAACATCCTTAGCAGTAGCCCCTAGGTGGTCCAGCAGGTAAAGCCTAACTAACTCAATTCTCTCTATTCTTTTTTGGTGTTTTGTCACGCTGCATTTTCCTAACAAGTAAGGGACCTAATTTAAATAGTCTGTAGTTTGGAAAAGCATTGTCAATCACATCGCCTAGGCGGTGTATGTTATGGATCATGGCTTGTGGTGAAGGTTTGAATTTCAACTCTATCAAATCATCACGCAGCAGAGCCATCATGTAACGTAAAAAATTGATTTGCACAGTTTTATTGCGATTCCAGCCAGGGAAGCAGGTATCAAATAGGAGGGTCAGTTCTGGCACCCGCTTTATAAGGTGCTTTTGCAGGGCAAGGGGCATGATGCCAAGCGTGGCCGGGCTACCTAGCGCCCTTGCTATGGCATCAAACACAAGGCCCGCTAAAGGGCTTGCAGGGGCATTTGAAGGGCCACCCTTACCGTCTAGCAATTGAGTAGCTGTCGCTATGATGATTTCTAGCTCTTTTGCGCTCAAGCCGGGCAGCCGGGCTAAAATATTTTGCATCGTCCCTCACAATGGCAGTTACTTCCTCAGTAGTCATCTTGACCACTTTAGCTATCTTGTGTGGTGTGGCATCCCGCCGATAGGCCCGTTTCATGGCAGTATGCTTATCGCGGCCCTTCTCAAGTTCATATTTGAGGTACTCCAAGGCTATATGCTGCCTATCCAGCCTTCCTTTGATTTTCTTGATTTTCAAAAGCTCTCGCTCAAACTGAAGCTTCTGTTTTATTTCCTTCCTGTTAGTTCCGTACTTCAAGAGATCCCTGCCGTAGTAGTTCAACAGCCTGATTAGGTGCTTATCCCTGTTAGGCAAGCCTATGTATCTTACCTTCTCTTTGACGGCAGTGGGAGACCTCCCCAGTTTTTCAGCTATAGCCGTAATAGGCCAATATTCTGCCCACATAGTCTCAATCAGTTGAATCTGGTCTTTGCGGTATGTTGACTTCCTCAAGGAGGATCCCCTCTTGTTCAATCTCTACCAACTTCTTAGCATGTTGCTTGCAGTACAATTTCTCAGGGCCATTTCCTCTCAACCTGCTACATTGCTTTGAATTCCAGGCTCCAGGTGGTTTTACTTCTACGATGCATCTGTTCCCCATCTCTGGTTTACCTTCAGGTTCAGCAGCCCAGCGTCCGTAGCGTCTTTCAGTCATAGTTTATCCTCATAGTTAGCATTAGACAATAGGCCGCTTACCGCAGCGTCGGGGCCTATTACCAGAGACCTGGACTAAGCCCATGCGGTATACGACGATTGAATAGCGAGTATAGCCATGATGTTTTTTATAGAGAACCACCTCTGTCGGGGAGTCTGAGTATAGACTAACTTCTTAGGAAGCCCCTTATTGTGTATCCATGGTTGCGGATAGCCAGTCAATCCTCAACTATCCCGGTTGGTAAGTCCTATCCTTGCTGGTGCTTCACAGCATTAGCTTTTCAGGCAAACGGACCCGCTCGCGTCTCCTTCATCGGATGATTTGCTTGTGGAGCTCTATCGGTATTAGCCGGGCTGCAAGGGCTTACCGATTTGACATAGTGAGGAGGGTGTTTTATCTACCGTCTCACTACCTTCCAGGTTCCTTGCGTCCACAAGAACTTGGATCGGGCCGTTCGAGGATGAACACTCGGCGGCCCAACTTTTTTATGGGGTTGTTTTGTCTTTGGCAAGTCTATTCTGTATTTCTAGCATTTTCCATAATGCTTGGCCGTAGGGGCCAGCCAGTATCTTGAGTGTTTCCTTGAGTTTGTCGGTCAAGACAACAGATTGCCAGAATTCTTCAGTAGATCCCAAGTCACCCAGAAAACCATCAGCATTAGACTGATATTTTATCTCTAGATACTCTAGCATTTTCTGGGTTTTTTCAAACATAGCGCCGCTTACGGGCTGCCAATACTTGTTGTACTCATCGTCGGTCATGGGGCCTCCTTTGCTTTATTCAGCAGCTCCTCCAGCATTTCTTCAGCTATTTCACCAAAAGCGGTTCTGAACAGTGGTCGCAGCGTTGCCCTTATAGCGGCCATGTCGGGCTCACCCATGCGTTTAACCAGCTCGGTGGCAGTACCCTCCCGGTAAATGAGACCCTCACGTACAGGCCCCTCAGGGCCTTGTCGCCACAGAATGAAACCTTTGCCGTCCGCCTTCATGGAGGCAAACCACTCTCCGGGTTTATATTTCATTGATCAACTCTCCGTGATTATAGGTCGTTTGAAGTTGTAGGGCGTGGCAGGAATTACCTGCGTGGCACGTCGGTGCAGTGGCTTGGCCAGAATTTCCATAGGAAGCAGATTCATATCAACTACCATGAAGCTAGACCCTAGGATAGCTCGTAGCTTCTCAGGGTCACTGGTCCCATGGGTATTAACCAGATGCCGCATGGTGCAGTACTGCCCATTGAAATACATGTAGTTCGTACCCTCTTCCAAGGCAAAGGGCCTGAATCCAGCCCCTATGTGGGAGCCGCCATTGAAGCCTAGGTTGGGGTTGATGAAGGTGAAGAGTATCGTGGTGTCAAAATACTCGGCTAATCTGCTGCACAGGCGTTTGGTGAAATGACTGAAGGCGTTTGTCGGTGCCCACCTGAATGCAAAGAAGCGGGTAAAGGCCATAGCTTCTTTCGGGGGTACGTGATCTTTGATTTTGCTCAGGACATGCTTCAGATCACAATAAGCAACACTGCCCATGCAAACAATTTTGTCACTTACGGGGTCTTGCAGAGCGTAATGATAGCCGGGTCTGAATGATCCCACGTAGTGAAACGCTTCATGAAAGATCCGAGCTACAGCTTCATCAAGCTGAACGAAGTGCAGGCTCTCTAGCTTAATTTCATTGCGTGGGGGTTTTAGGTAGTGAGTGTGCTTCTTAGTTCGGGCTTGAAGCAGTGTGGCTATTCTGTACATCTCAGTTTTAGAGTCACCCGGCATCAGCCTTGGCAGGTGAAGTAGAGTTTGAGAGCGTAGTGCTAGAGGGTCAATGTTATGCGCCATGGCGCATTTATTCACCTCCTTGGGATCAAGAAGTGTCACCAGTTCGTTTACTGTCATTCCTAGCTTCCATCATTTTTAAGATTGTATGGCCATGTGGCCCACCGAGAAGTTTGATTTTCTCAATGTGTTCTTTGTCAAGGGGAAGATATTGAAAAGCATGCATGCTTTTTTCGGGTGCAATTAATTTTACCAATTTATGTAAATCATCATCATTTCGGTAAGGTCTTCCTTTCATGTGGAAAACAGCAGCATGTAGGTATTTTGCATAGTCACAGTAGTTGCACAAAGTAACTGTCCTATTACAGGTTAAACAGAACCAATTTGATCTACTATTTAGCGGCAAATCGGATACACCACCCCTCAGGTTCAATGAAACCAGCTACCCCTTCACAAGCATGTGGAGGGATGAAGTGCTTGCAATCATCACAATCAGAGGATTTGGAGCTCTTATCCACATAATGGACTTCAGCCTTGGTGTGTTTGCGTTTTAAAGAATTGACTACGTTACCATTCATTTGCATGACCTATCTTTCAAATGGCCTGCACACAAAAGAATGCCCCGTGTGAACAGGAGGAGAACCCAAAACACACGGGGCATCTTTTCGATGCAGGCCAAAAAGAGGGGGAACGCCTTTTGGCGGCATCAAACCTTAGAGTTACTTATGGGTACAGAGGTGACAAATGCGCTTTGAGAGTCGATTACAGCGTAGATCATCCATCCTCCTCCGCTTATTGTGGCCTTAGTCTGCGCTGCACGTTCAGCTTCTTCAAGGGTTTTATATTCATCACGGCTATAATGACCGACTCCAGTCTTTTTCACAACCGTGAAGTAATCGGCGTGTTCACGAAAGTATGCGTCTCGCTCTTCATATGTTTTGAAGTCAGGCGGCATTGTTTTTGTAGCTTCTATTGCCTGAAGCAATCCTGCCTTGATTTTCTCAAACGCCTTCTTGGTCATAAGGCCTCCCTATGTGAGCATGCATAGAATGCAGTAGTTCATTTTCCTCCAAGTCTATTTGTTCAAGTGCAAGGGTGATTGCCTCCTTGCTTGATTGGGCTTCTAGCCTTAGGGAAATCTCCCGGTATGGTTCGATTGAAATATCAACGTTCCACATCATCATTGATGCAGACCTCCTTTGCTTGTTGTAGTTTCTTGATTGCTTCAGCCAGTATCTTATAGGGGCAGTCATCATCATGGTAGTCTGGCTGATCAGTTTTGGTAAGACACGTACACGAAGCAACCTGTGCCATTGCAGCGGAACCGATTGCCGTATTGATTTGGTCTACGGTCATGCTTTCTCTTCATAGGTCTGAGGAAAAGCAAAGATGTACTTGAGGCAAATATGCCATTCAGCCTCAAGTTGGATATATGGCATTTTCGTCTTGTCTACACAATGACGATACCACCTATGGTCACCATCAATAACGATGGGTTCCTGGGAAATTAGTACAGGGGTCTTGAGCCATTTTTGTGGAATGGCCATGGCCTTATCAATGTCAATGGCCTGATGGGCTCGGACCGTAAGAGGGTCCATTTCCCCGGCTGCGAATTTGACATTGAGGGTGCCAAGGTAGGCAAGTAGCGAGGGGATATCAGCATCGTCTAGCTGAGGCATATCAGCCCTAGAGACAGTGCCATCATCACCTTTGGGTATGATTATGTTCATTTCATCCTCCTGTTGTGGTAAATGAACTAAGCAAAAAAAGAGCCCCGCCAGAAGCTAGCGGGGCTCAGTTAGGTCCGAGGGATCGATAGGGAGGGACCTCGAACCGGGAGAACCTTAAATTATTTAGCAGCTCTGATCCAGTAACGGGTAACAGGGCGGCCACCAGCACGTTTTTCAGTGTCTTTATCAACCTCCCAGCCATTCTTGGCCAGAGTTGTCAGTACATTCAACTGGATAGACCCAACCCGTTCTTTGACTTCAGCAAGTGTAGCTCCTGACTTACGCG